GATTAGCAACCATGCCTGAGAGTAAATTATCACCACGGCGTATTGACGCAATCCACAAGCAGCGGCAGGCCTTGGAGTTGCGGATGGCTGGTAGAACCTGGCAAGAAATAGCCGACAATCTGGGCTATGCCAACCATACCGGGGCGATTGCCGCTGTTAAAACTGCCCTTCAATCAACGCTCCAACCTCCGGCAGACCACTTCCGGTCTTTAACACTAGAACGGTTAACAAAGATACTGCAAGTGCATTGGCCCTTGATGCTCCAAGCTGATGCGGCTTCCACCCGACTATGCTTGCAGGCCATCGGAGACATCCGGCAATTGATGGGAATGGATTCCCCCGCCAAGATGGAGCATACCGGCGCAGATGGTGCGCCCATCAAGCATGAGGTGTTAACGCTAGATATTGGTGACATCAGCGAAGCCATATCCGTCTTGCGAGATGCTGGGGCAGTCCGGGTGGAGTCCAATGGACACACTCCAATTATCGTGGACGGATTACATACCGCATAAACCAACTCCGAAGCAGCTTGCCTTTCTGTTATTGACCAATCAGGAAGCCCTGTATGGTGGGGCGGCTGGCGGTGGCAAAAGCGATGCTCTACTTATGGCTGCATTGCAATACGCCGACGTACCAAGGTATTCAGCCCTGCTCCTAAGACGCTCGTACACTGATTTATCTTTGCCAGGTGCATTGATGGATAGAGCCAAGGCTTGGCTGATGCCTTCATCGGCCCATTGGCGGGATTCTCTGAAGACATGGGAGTTCCCCAGCGGGGCAACCATCACGTTCGGTTATCTGGAAAGGCCGGGAGACGAATACCGCTACCAGTCCACTGAGTTCCAGTTCATCGGCTTCGATGAATTGACCCAATTCACGGAGGCCCAATACCGCTATCTATTCAGCCGGTTACGCCGTCCCAGTGATGTGGAAGTTCCACTCCGTATGCGTTCCGCTAGTAACCCTGGCGGCGTGGGCCATGAGTGGGTGCGTGAGCGGTTCATAGATGCGAGAGGGTCAATCGAGAGCCGTATCTTCATCCCGGCATCATTACCGGATAATCCTTACCTTGACCAAGCAGCTTATCTGGAATCGCTGAACCAACTCGACCCGGTAACTCGTCAGCAATTATTGGTCGGGGATTGGACAGCCCGACAACCTGGAAGTCTATTCAAGAGAGAATGGTTCACCGTCGTGGACGAATTGCCCGTTGTCATGAACCGCAGCGTCCGTTATTGGGACTTGGCAGCGACTCCATTACGGGGCGGGAACGACCCAGACTACACCGCCGGGGTCAGGGTGGATTACGGAGCCGATGGACTATATTACGTGGTGGATGTGCAGCGGATGCGTGGCACTCCCGGTGAGGTTGAAGCACTTATCAGGCAGACGGCGATGATGGATGGGAGCGGGACACAGATATACATCGAACAGGAACCAGGCTCCAGTGGGGTCAATACCATCTACCATTATGTGACCAGAGTCTTGGCAGACTTCACGGTGCGGGGGCAACGGGCCACCGGCTCCAAAGTGGAACGGGCAGGCCCAGTTAGCAGCCAGGCTGAAGTGGGGAATGTTCGTCTATTCCGTGGGGCGTGGCTGGGGCCATTCCTTGATGAAGTGGAAGCGTTCCCGCTGGGCCGCCATGACGACCAAGTGGATGGGCTATCGGGGGCGTTCATGCGGTTGCGTGGGATGCGGCCCGTGGAGCCATTGGTGCATCAATTGGTCGGCACCCGGCGCATGAACCGAACCGACAACCCATTGGGACTTGACCCAGACAACCCGATATATTGGGATGCGTAGGTGGAATGATGGATACAGTGAGTTGGAGCAAGAAATACTATTACACTTTGACCGAATTTCAGCATCAAAGAAACGATGAATGGTTCAGCAAGATGCTGGGACTTTTAACTCCTACCGGAGTGTTGGTAGTCCCTGGCCTTGGGATAGTGTTCAATAAGCAAGGAGAGGAGATAACCAGCGCAACTCCTGGTTTTGGTGGACACCATTAGGTAAGCAGGGTATTCAATGACGCACGGAGAGCGTTTTAAGGGCGGTTAAAGTCTTTAGTTGTATAATCCCCACCACTGACCCGAACAATCGGTAAAGGAGACAGATATGGTACTGATGAGGGTTAACGGCCTTGACCCGGTAGCGGAGTCCATGATGCGGTGGGTTCAGCAGCAGGCCGACGATAGGCGGGCCGATTATGAACTGGCCCGACGCTATTATGGCGGCGACCATGACACCGCCCTCACTGACCGCCTCAAGAAGTTCTTACCGCCCAGGCTACAGTTCCGTGACAACTTTATGAACGTGGTAGTGGACAGCTTATCGGAGCGATTAAGCGTGATTGGTTTCGAGGTTGAGAATGACGCCGTTGCGGAATGGGCCTGGGATTTGTGGAATCGCAACCGCATGGACTATATCCAGAATGTAATCCATGCCGAAACCATCATGCTGGGCGATAGCTACCTGTTATGCGATTGGGATGAGGACAACCAACGGCCCCGCTGGACTCACCAGATGGCCGAAATGATAATGCCGCACTATAACGAGGCCAGCCGGGAGATAGATTGGGCCAGCAAGAAGTGGATACAACGCCCCCACCTCGGGGAAGAACCAGAAACTCGACTGAACTTATATTACCCTGACCGGGTTGAGAAATACGTCGCCAAGGGTGGCGTGTGGGGGAAATACCAGGACGATATGGACGAGACTTGGCCTGTGCCTTGGCTGGATGGGTCGGGCCAACCCTTGGGAGTTCCCCTTATACATTTCCGCAACCGCCCGATGGGTTCAGACTTCGGTCAGTCCGAGATAATCAACGTGATTCCTATGCAGGATTTATTGAACAAGACCCTGATTGATTTGACCATGATATTGGACACGCTGGCCTTCCCCCAGCGGTACACTTTGAACGTCAACCACGGGGCAAGCCGATTAGATATATTGCCAGGGAGCGTCACAGAGTTCCATAGTGAATACGATGGCGGCTCAGTGGGTCAATGGAGCGCAGCCAACGTGGACGGCCCTCTACGAGCGATAGAGTCGCTTGTGCAACATATCGCAGGCACCACCCGCACCCCACAACATCTGTTTCAGATAATGGGTGGTGCGCCCAGCGGAGAAGCCTTGAAGACGGCTGAATCGGGGCTGGTCAACAAGGCCCGACAACGCATGGTCAACTTCGGTAATTCATGGGAAGACTGCATCATGACAGCGATGCGCATCCAAGCAGCCTTCGGGCAGGCCCAACCAGAGATAGATGAAGGGTCTATCCGCACCACATGGGACGACCCAGAGACTCGCAACGAGATAATGCACCTTCAATCCTTGGTTATCAAAAGAGACTTGGGCGTGAGCAAGACCCAGATATTGCGAGAGATGGGATACAACCAAGAGCAGATAGATAGCATGGGGGAAGATGTCCAAGCCGAGCGAGTCTCCGAGACTAATATCGGGGCTGAGATATTGCGGAACTTCCAAGCCGGGACGGTCTAATCATGCCAGCAACCTATCGGCCTCCAAGGGCAATCTCAACGCAGGGTTCAATGTTGCCTGACGTAATGGAAAAGGTCGCAGGGGATAACCGGGATAAGATTTGGCATCTTTTCCAACAGACACCAGAAATCGCCCATGATGACGCCCTCCTTCAGCTTCGCTACTGGGAAGAATTTGATGGTCTAAAAGAAGTTCTGGGCGATGGTTATGACAGTTTTGTTAAGTGGTATCTTCACAAGGCCACCAATGCGGAATCGTTACGCCGCTCTCGCCAGAGTATGACTGAGCATGGAACATTGCCCCAGCGTACTCCCGTCAAGGAGAGGCGTGCATGGTTGGCTGAGATTTGGAGAAAATACTGGGGGCCGTATAGATAATGCCACCACCTGAAGCCCAGAAAGCCGTGGAGGAATTGGCCCGTCAAGTGGCAGCACTCGACCAGGCTACCGCCGCTCGTATCATCAACGAGTACGGGGTGGTTTACACGGAACTCCAAAAGGAAGCCGCCAACGTAGTCAGAATCGGGCAGCAGCGTAATCTCAAAATCTGGGAAGTAAATAAGATGACCCGCCTCGCTGAATTGGAAGGCCAGCTAGTCGCCAATGTGAACCAATTCAGCCGGGTCGCAGGAGCAGCGGTGACAGAAGGCCAACGGGCGGCTGTGGGATTATCCGTCAAGGGTGCGCCATTGGTCGCTAATGCGAGCCTCCCGACTGGGATTACGTTAAATAATCTAGCCAATGTCGGGCTGGGGTGGAACCGTCTCCCAGAAGAAGCCTTTGAAGCCTTTGTCGGTATCAGTGGCGATGGGAAACCAATCGGGAATCTCCTGGCTGAATTGGGTCAACCAGCCGCCAATGAGGTCAAGGCTGGCATCAGAACAGGCATCGCCACCGGACAAGGCCCACGGGAAGTCGCCAATGTAATCCGTAAAGCTGCCGGGATGCCATTAACCAGGGCATTGACCATCAGCCGCACAGAGATAAATAGGTCACATCGGGAAGCGACCAGGCTCAATTACGCAGCGAATAGCGATGTGGTGAAGGGATACCGCCGATTGGCGAGCAAGGATGCGACCACCTGTATGGCTTGCATCGCCTTGGACGGCACACTGTATGAGACTAACGAGCCGCTGGATTCCCACCCGAACTGCCGTTGTACGATGGTGCCGGAGACTCTGACCTACCAAGATTTGGGTTTGGACATCCCAGAGGAACCCAGGCCGCCCAGCGGGCAAGACTGGTTCAATGGTCAAAGCAAATCTACCCAAGAAGGCATGATGGGAGCCAAAACCTTCGCCGCCTTCCAGCAGGGCAAGGTGGGATTAAGTGACTTGGTGACTACATCCACCAGCACAATTTGGGGCAAAAGTTCCACCGTTAAATCCGTTAAAGCATTGGGATTGTAGGAGTGACATGGAAGCCGTATTGCGAGATGAAACTAAGACAGTGATACGCCAACACCGGGGAGTGCTTTGGTGTCCATTTTGTGACCGGAGCCGCCAGGAGTCGAGGCCGACTTCATTCTGTGAAGGATGTGGGGCTGAGTTCGTTGGGATAACCGTGGAAACCACCCCAGTACCGGAACCCGATGGGGTGGATAGATTCATCACCCAATACAACGATGAGCATCCCGACCAGATGGTGCCGTTGCGCCGAACCCGTGGTCGCCCACGCAAACAAGCATGAAGTGCTATCGCTGTGAATCTAGCGAGTTATCCTTGGCGGCTTTGTGGCCTCAAGACCGGAAGACATATGCTGCCATCGGCATCGTGATGCGGCTTTGTAAGAATTGCGGCTTGGAGCAAAACCATTGCGGGGATGATGAAACCACCGACCCGGCAGAGGCCGCTCAGATGGCCCCTTCCGTCCCGATACCGTTCCTGATATAACCGGGCAACATCCCCTAGAAAAATTGGGCGGGGTGGCGTAATATGCAAAATTGCCCTGCCGGAAGGTATCGGCAGAGCAATTGAGAAGTGGTGGAACAGATGACTGGATTTAGTGTACTGAGTGGCTTATGCTAAGTCAATACACTTATACCGCAACCCTGCGGGTCTAAATAGGGGAGGATATGGTAACAGAGAATACGGGACTAACAGGAGATGAGGGGAACCAAGCGGCTCCACCGGCCACCCAGTCGGAACCGGAAGGAGAGGGCCAGCATCGGACATTCACCCAGGAAGATATGAACCGAGTCCAGGCCCAAACCAGACGGGAAGTGCGTAATCAATTTGCCGATTACAACCAATTGAAAGACCGGGCCGCTAAAGCAGACGAACTGGAGCAAGCACAACTCAGTGAGCAAGAGAAACTGGAAACAAGGGCTGCTGAAGCTGAACGCAAAGCCGCCTCCGCTGCCGACCAAATATCCGCAGCGATGATTGCTTCTGAAGTCAAAGTGCGAGCTGCCCAGTTGGGCATCATTGACCCTGACGCTG